ATACACAACGAAATCAAATTAGGTAGAATGAGAACGGCTCTTTCCAATTTCTATAGTCACACCCAAAAAATAGATGAAGCAGTAAAACAAAAAATAATAAATAGTGAATTTTATCAGCGTTTAGAAGATTTCACGGTTAATTATGACATGGCAGTTGGCGACTTAATGAGACTGAATTCTTATGGGATTACCAAAACAGACGGTATTGAAGCAATAAAACTGATAGATTACGGTGCAACAAACGAAATAATAAGGTCTATGTATCATAAACCTAAAAAACAAATACGCTATGGCGTATACTAAATACTTAAAATAGGAAACACAATGTCAGACATATTAGATTTTTCAAATAACACACTCATAACCGGAGTAACATCACAAGGCGGATTTCTTTTGGCTCAATTCGAGAACAGACAAGCCGCTTTACCGCTATATGAGTTCACAGCAAGCTATCCTGATATTGAATTATTGCTTTTAGATAACACATTAAAGCAAATTGACGATGCTTTAATCCTCTCAGCCGCAACATCATATGATATAGGGCTTGCAATAACGGTTAATAACTCAGCATTCGCCATTCCGGTGTTTAAAACGGAACAATTAACAGCGGAAACTCCAAATTTAAGCGTAAATAGACCCACATTCGTTACAGATTTAACATCAATGGCTCAATATATGACAATAAAGATTGATGGTATGGGCTATGGGCTTCCACTTTTCCGTTATGGCGGCTATTATGGCCCAACCGACCAAGCATTTACATCAGATGGCGTGGATACTCCAAAAATCACGACCATGCTTTCGCAAAATTCCATTTTCAGCGACTATGTTGGAATGGGAAGCACGGCATTAAACCCTAAAATCAAAACATTTGAAAAAATAATCAACCGTATTAAGCGAACATTAGGTTGGCCTACAATCAATATCAATATTTGTGACGCTAGTATCGCTGAAATAGTCGATGTGGCAATAGAATACTTTACAAAATACTCAGGATATACAGAGGAATATCTACTTTTCCACACAAACCTATATAAACCGGGAAGAGGCGTGGAAATGGACAAGATTTTCTCTATGTCACCAGAAATGAAGGCAAAAACTGCTGGAAATAGAGAGATAGGATGGGACCCGGACCTAAATCTGCGAAGAAAGGTCATTGATTGTTTCAGCTTTGAACAGGGAGAGGCAACTGGTGTCAATACTTTGTTCACAATGGAACAGGCAATGGTGCAACAAACCTATATGGGCTATATGCTCGGTTCAAATTTCGATATTGCAACATGGCACATCGTAAAAGAATGGCTTGATACGAGAAAAAAGATTCTGGCACAGCAAGTATATTGGAGGTTTGACCCTAAAACACAATTACTAAGACTAATTCCAGAACCTAGAGAGAATAATGAGTATTATGGCGTTATTGGTTGCTATGTAGAAAGACCAATTATTGATTTAATTTCAGAACCTTGGGTTATCGAATATGCAACCGCTTTAACTTGTATAACAATCGGAAGAATATATGGTAAATTCACAGGAATGACAATACCTCTCGGTGGTGGTAGTGTTAATTATTCTGATGTTCTTTCTTATGGTCTAAAAAGAAAAGAAGAATTAGAAAAGGAACTATATACGGGCTATGGTTTGGTCCAAGCAGAACCACCAGCATTCTTCATAGGTTAATAATGAACTTCTATAACGAAAGCCAAAGAGATATAAGACAAAAACCAGCTTGCTCTGTAACCCGTTTTACGGATACTACAAAGAATGCAAATGATGTCGCACTCCAAGAAGAAATACTTTTGGGAGCAATTGATATGTATGGCACCCAAGTTTCCTATTATGCATACAACTATCAGCTTTCATCACACGATTTTCTATATGGCGAAGAACCAACTGCGCCATTTGTTAGTGCAATCGAAATGAAAGTCCTTGCAGAATTGAATTCCGATGCACTAATGCTTGCAAAGTGGGGTGTTATCAACGATGCAGACCTAACAGTTCTTATCCCCTTCAAAACGTTTAACGAAGTAACAAGCTCGTTGCCTTATAAGGAACCAATGAAGGGCGATTTAATACGTCTAGATGAATTGGGAAGTAGACGAGCAGGAGGGGGATATGATGCCATGTTGTCTGCAACTAGTGCATTAAGCGCAGATGGTCTAGTAAAATGCGTAGACCCCGATGAATATCAATATCAATACGACAAATACATGGAAGAATTGAGAGAGAACATTAGCGAATGGATAAGATATGCACCAGTCTATGAAATAACAGAAAAAAGAGACTTGGCACCAACATTAGGAATCAATAGATTGGCTGGTGCTTATGTTTGGTACTGCAAATGCAGACGCTTTGATTATTCTTATCAACCAAATGCACCAATAGAAAATGGAAATGACCAAGTATCCGACGAAACATTCTTCGGAAGATTAACTGGAAGTGAAAATCCACCATCTCAGGAAAAGAAATACGACCAAAACGTTCAAGATTCTTCCAGACAAATATTTGATTATGAAAGAGCTGGCGGTTTGGACCGCACGTATGGAAATTATTAGATTTTACCTAAACCTAAATCGTTTTCTGTAATTACCTTGAACGTCCAACCTCTGCTTTTTGCATATCTTTCAGCGGATTCCCACTTAGATTGATTGATTGCATATGCCAATTGTTCGTGTAGTATGGTTTTGTTTCTCTTTTTTCCGCGAGTAGGAAGAATGGTTTGTTTATATGGTTTGATTTCTATTAGAAACTTTTCGCGTTTACCATTATATTCAAATACAATATAATAATCAACATAATACCTATGCACTTTACCATCAACAGGTTTTACATATGGTATTATGTTGGATTCTGAACCCCATTCAATAATCTTTTTGTTAACATCACAAAAACGACTGAAATGATATTCAAGAGAGGAACGATATATAATCGGCATTGTCCCTTTATATTTTTTAGGATTTAAAGGTGTATAAAACCCCTGAAAATATCCTTTTTTATTTGAGGACATGCATCACTATTTCTTTGCGCTAATAATTACCCTATACAAGTTCTTAAAGTTTTCATATCCTTCTGTAAGTTCTTTTTCTGTCTTAACGCGCTTAGACTTTTTCTTAGGTGTAAATTGATGTGGTTGACGTTTAATCTTCTTGAACTCAGATGCCTTATTAGTTGCACCATAAGCCTTCTCTTCCTCTTTATCCTCTTCATCATCTTGTGAATAGCTTTCTTCAACGCTGGTATCCTTTTGTCTAGGAATCTTGTTTGATTTTGATTTTCCCTTAAAACCACCAGAACGACGAATCTTCTTGAACTCCGATGCCTTGTTTGTGACACCATAATCCTTGTCTTCCATTCCATCGTCTTCTTCTGAGACTTTAACTTCGTTGATGATTTGATTGTATAGCTTCTTAAATGTATTCATATTAATTCCTCTAAATTATTTATTCGGGGCCGGTGCTGATGGCTGTGTTTGTGGTTGACCGCCTTGTGCGGGTGCTCCACCAGCGGGGGCGGGAGCACCTTCAGTTGGGGCGGGACCAAATTCTGGAATGCTTTCAGCGCCTTCTGGTTTGTTTTCCCCACCTTCATTGTTTGGTGGAGGTAGGGCGCTTCCGCCACCACCGCCAGATGGTCCACCAGCGATTTCGCCAGCGGCACCTTGCGCGGCGGCAAGTTGTGAGCGCCAAGCTGGACCGTTTGCTGTAATCTGGCCAATCTCGTACTCGAAAGCGGCATCCCTTCTGCGCCATTCACGATTACGGGCCATTTGTTCGGGTGTAAGGCCAAGCCACATCTCTTGTGCAAAAGAGCCAGAGATGTATTCGTTTAAGCTAAGATTGTTGTAGTTATTGTACTTAATCTCAAATATTTGTTGCTGTTTAATAGCCATGAACATCGTAGGCATATTAAATTCTATATCTAAATCTGATTCCTTAATCTTATACTCATCAAAAAGCTTGCGAAGTTTAAGATGCGTAATAAAACCGATTCTTAAACCATAAGCAAAACTCTGTTGTAGACGAATAATATATTTTGCAAAACGCAATTCTTCGCGGGTTGCATCGGTACCATCTTTATACGGGTCGTCTGAGTTAAGGCGACCTCTTGGAACTTTCATTGCTTCATAAAGCTTGCGTTGGAAGTAGTTAAGGTCTTCCAGCGTTCCAAGATTGGATGTTCCCTTTACGGTATCAACGGTTGTTCCGTCTGTTCCGTTCTTTTTCGGGAAGAAAAAGGCATCCATATATGACTGTGGTTCGTATATATTTGAAATTCGTCCGGTTGAGTGGTCGTAGGTCTTCTTTGACCAAAATTGATTCATAAGCCGTTTAATATACGCCTCAGATTTTGGAGTATTCATGTTTCCGGTATCAACCTTAAACACAAGTCTCTCTGGTGCTCTAACTAGACGGTGAATGATAACGCTGTCTTCAATCAAAGAAAGCTGTTTATATGCACGACGAGCATTATCAATCTGAGGTAAGCGAATGGTCTTGTCTTCGTTCCACTCACCACCATTAATATAGGTAACCTGATTCTTCTCTAGAACCACAAACTCGTCTTTTTCTACCATCTGTGTCTTTGGATTAACAATAGGCTTTCTTAAAAGATATCCACGAGTTCTGTCGTTTTGAATGTTGTCATATATCGGATTAACCAATTCGGTTGGAATTCTATTAACACCGATAATTCCGTATTCAGGATGATTCTTGGATATGATGTTTTCAAAGAATATTTCTCCGTCAATCAACATATTTCTGACATAACGCCAACCCTTGTCGCGCAACTCAAAAAGACTGATGAACCTCTTCCATTCATCTTCTATGCTTTCTCTGATAATCTTGCTATATTCAGGAGCAACGGTAAGATTAACAACATTCTTCTTATCATCTAATACAATAAATTCATCACTAATTTCATCTAGGCAATTCGCAAGTTCCGCATATGTTGCCATTCTTCGATAGTCTTGTAAACGTTTAATCTTGTCTGGTTCTACATTGGCATACATCAACTTGTGATATGACTTATCGCTAAAAAGGGTTCCAAACATCCCATCGTCGTACATCTTTGGAGTAAACACAGACTGAGTATCCAATCTTGTCTCTCTGTCGCTAGTAAGGTCGCTAAAGGTGTTGAATTTAGGGTTTAATTCCGTAATACTATCAATTAGCTTGTAGCCAAAAGGTATTCTTGCCATTACGGTATTGATAAATCCACGACCAGCAGATGTCGTACTCGGGTCACTTTGACGATGTGATGTAAATGTTTCTGGTGCCATTATTTTCCTGTGTTAATCTTTAATATTTACCCTAACTTAAAATAATTCCAGTGTTCCAAGGATATTGATAATCACCTAAACGTGTAGAGTCAACCGTAAGCTTCCCATAACCGGCTTCGCTTTCAAGGATAATATCAACAGACCCACCAGTGGTTGCAGATGGCAATGTAAACGACAGACTATGTTCATTAGCGATATCAAAAGAATCAATCTTAAAAGCCGTAAAAGGAGGATACAAAGCAGAAAGGCTAGATATCGAACTAAACGATGCATATTCGGTGGAACTTGGATATACCCCATTTACCCCACTAAGATATACAGAACTCACATATTGGAACATATCGCCAAATACATCAACCCGTTGCCCCGTAAGGTCATGAAAATACAAATATGGGGTTGCGGTAGAAACAAACGGCCTTGCCGATATGGTAAAGCTATCCGTATTATATTGCGTTTCAAGACGTTTCATGTAATCATAATCTTCAATAGCGCTAACAGATTGAAATGTGACTGGAATTGTATAAATCTTACCACTATGATTGTTTGTATTTCGATATATCCACCCTCTAACAGTAAACGAACTATCCGCTATAATTCTGTAATCTTGCGTTTCGCCTAAATCAACCGGATAAGTGGGATTTATATTTCCACTCCACTCAACCATACAACGAACTTCTTGATTAACTTCGGGGTGAGTATAGGATATGATGATATAAGGATGGAAATTGGCAAATAAATTAGTTATTATCTGGTCTATGTCATTTTGAAATCTTGCAATAACAGAAACATTCATTACGACATTAACTGGCAACGGTTGATATAAATGTCTTATGTTACTATCATGTAGTTCATTCAGATAAAACCCCTCTATTTTATTGAACGTTCTGCTGGAATCATATGTAATAGGCCCAAGGGATACGGCTATTATGGGTAATGTAATATGCTGATTTTTATTAACAATGTCATGAAGCATCCTCGTCTTGGGAGAATATCTAAGGTTAACTTGGATGTAATCACCAAGCGCACCTGTTGTTTCGTGTGTCCTGCGGATAATAAGGTCGCCAAGGGCATCCATTACTTGTGTTAATAGAATCTTGATTTCTTTGTTATAGTTATATTCTTTCATCTGTTGTTCAAATATTTACAACCAGAACAATCTTTGCAGGGTTATAGGGTTGAAATTCCGAAAACGCCATAAATATAAGCATGGACGAAATATACAATAAATTTGAAAAGGCCATCGAACCATTCCTGCTAGAAGACATCATTTTTAGAATAAACGGAAAGAAAATCAAAAACGGACAACTTCTGATATATTCAAAAAAGAACTTTGGGTTGGTTTTCACACTACAAAAAGGAAATAGGCGGTCTTCGCTAAAGCTTCCGATTCCCTTCGATATAACAACAAAAAACAACTCAGTTCTTTTCGACTATAAAATTGCAACATTCCTCTCAAATAATAAAACACCTACGACTTTGAATAAACAAAATATCAAAAACACAAAAAAATCAAAGTTATATGATATAATATTAACTATAACAAAAAAGGACAAATAACATGATATATTCAACCTATTATTTTTTCAGCCTGATAACAGGAGAAATCGTAAATATAACAAAGGAAGAAATTGATTTATTGGAGAATTATCAGTTGCCGATGGAAGGAAAACCAAGAGACAACTGCAAGTGCTTCGGTAGAGGATATATTAGCATAGATGCAGAAAGTAAAATCTATAATCCATGCAAGTGTGTACTCAACAAAGTAATAAAAGATAAGGTTAGCGGCCCAAAAATCGACTTCTTCTTGCCACTAACAAAATAAAATGACAACCAAATTCAAAGAGTTCAATTCCAAACAAGAAGCAATTCAAAAGACAAGTCTTCAAACATTATTGGAAAAACACGGTTGGTCGAAAAGAATTTCAACAGAAGACGAAGCCCTGAGTCGATTTATTGAGATGCGCGTAAAAGATTTAAATAAAAACACAATCAACGAATCGCTTATTGCTAGTTATGGCGTGAATAAGCTTCAAGACGAAATAAAGAACAGATTTGGAGAATATATAATTCATTTGGGCGGGTCTGAGATACCATTACCAATCCAACAAACAAAATATGGTTATGTTTTTTCGTTCAATATTACATTTAAACCAGATTTCATAACACATAAAAACAATTTCATAAAACTTTTGAATCTATATGGTTATTATATTTCAAAGGAAAGAATAACCAACGAAAACGCATTTGCTTATCTCATAGAACCCGCGCACACGGCGGTTTTTGATTTAAAAAGCAACAACATTCCATACCTATTCCATATAACAGAGAAAAAATATTTAGATAAAATCCTTAAATTTGGCTTAATTCCAAAAACATCCAAAACAACATTCGCACATACGGGTAATTACATCTATTTCTGTTATACAAAAAACATGGCGTTATTACAAGACTGGAAAGATAAGCTGAAAACCAGCAAGGAAATCATACAACACAAACGTTGATTTATGCGTACTTAAAATCACACCAAAACCTAGCGATATCTTCTATATTGACCCTAGTGCAATGCATCCCGATATAGGGTTCTACGCAATCTATACCAACAAAAACATCCACCCAAATCAAATTGATGTTGTTAATATCTAATAAAAAGTAAATATTTTCATGGCAGTATCATATGAAAGTATGGACAGGTTGTTGGCAACAAACGTCCTCGAAATTAGATTCAGACGAAGACACGAAAAATTGGGTTGGTCTTGGTCTAGAAGAATGCTATGCACAAATTCAAAACTTCTGTTGAATAGCTTGGTAGGTAAAATGACCCTGCACTTCTCACCACCCACGCAACCACCACCGTATAACTACTATTCAAAAAACCTTATTGCTGGATGGGATATATTGATGCAGGAATATAGGGCTATCCCGCTAGATGCCGTAGATATTGTTGGTTCCTTTGAGCTACATTCAACAGACGATGTGTATAGGTTTTGGGATTATTTTACGACCTATATCGTACATATGTCAAAAACAGCCAAGAAACAATTCATGGACCGTTAAGATTTTCTGCGCTTCTTTTTAAGACGACCACCGGCCTGTTCCCATTCAACCATATAATTTAATATTCCAACCTTAGCTTCGGTGCTGGATATTTCTCCTGCGTTATATGACTTGATAACAGCCGCTTCAAAATCCTTTGGGGTTCCGTGTTTAGCTTTAAGTTTTTCCTGTTCTGCTGTCATTAGGATGGTTTTGTTGGTACCTTTGTCTTCTTGGCTGGTTTGCTTTCTTTCTTAACGACCTTGCAGAAAATTCGGTCTTCATTAAAAAAGACGTAATTTTCTGGATGTCCATCTGAGCCGCCCTTTACCATTGGAATTCCCTTGTCGGATGGTAGAATAACCGTATCGCCAACCTTGAGTGTTTTCGATTTTACGTTTTCACCAACAAGGATAACTTCGACAACTCGCCAACTCTGTTTAATAGTGGACGCTTGAACATATATTTCACCGCGCTTAATCATATCTTGTCGGTCAATTTCTTCTAGGTCAATATATTTGCCTAAAATAACATCATTGTATGTGGCAATAATATCATAATCACCCAATGGCAACTTCGCACCCTTGTAATCATCTAAACTAATCTGGTTGTATATCATTTATTCCTTCTTTCTTAATGTGTCCGCAATTTTTACAAACTTTCTTTCCTTCTTCGTATATATGAGGGCCATAAAGTGTTCCTCTAATCTTGTTCTTTCGGCAAAACATGTTCTTGTTTATCTTTTTCTTCTTGTGAACATGACGGGGTTCACTCTCATAATCATCATATAATTCGTGTTCTCTCATTATTGTCTCGCAATCCTCGCTATTTTATTTATGTCCAAATCAAACTGTTCAACATATTCAATAATATCCCTAAACGAACATTCCTTTTCAACAGCAAGCAGGGCTATAGCCTGTTTTTCTTCTTCTGAATATATTCTTCTGTTTTTCTTGATATACTTAAATCTATTCATATCCATTTTTGGAACAATAAGACACCACAATTTGTAAATCTCTTGTTTGTCCATAGAATCCATCCATCGGTTGCTGGTTTGATTCAGCAAATGTGCAATTGAAGGGTCTATGATAGATAGAAACCGTTGAGCGATATACGGGATAAAATCGGTTTGCGTATCTTCGCTATCCAAGTGAGTAAACGTCTTGTCACGAACAATATCTGTTAAGGCATCCATTAACATATTACGTCCCTTGATGTTGTAATAAAAATATCATTAGATAGATAATAAAAACTCATATTGATTTCATTCATGATATTATCGCACACTTCTGAGTTAAAGTCAAGGGAATATGACTGTATTTTTGCTCCGGCACCCGCTTTATTGTGCAAAGAAACAAAAAACATCATCGTTTCGCCACGGCGGTATATCCTAGAAACACAAACATTCCCTTTCTGCTGAATAATTCCACCATGTTTAAATTCCCTCTCGACAACAATATCCGTTCCACTTACGCTAACTGGACACTTTAAATAATTTGTACTTAAAATCTGAGAAATGTTCAAAATAAACAAACGGCGAAACATAACTCCCTCTGTTTCCGTGCAAGAGGGAAGTTCAACGCAGAAATTAATGGCCTGTTCTGAACTTAAAAACGAATCTCCTTCACGGATGTTAATAGGAGCAACAAAAGACATTATATTTCCAATCTTAACGGTTTTACTATATCCAAAATGGTCATAAGCAAAGCGCTTTTGAAACAACTTTTCTGTCAAACAGGTAATTTTTGTATTAATCATGATATTAATATAGCACTAAAAATACTTTTTTCAAGTTGTTTTGTCTGTCCATGAGTAAATAATCAAAAGACTTACAACTTATACACGGAGAAATTATGAGTAAATTTGAAGAAATTTTTCTAAAAACACTAATTAAAGAAGCGACGATAACAAAGGCACCATTACCAGAAGAAGAGGTTCAGCCTGTAGATGAAATGGGCGGGGAAGGACAGCCACCTGATGCGATGGCATTTACACCAGAAGGTGATGCTAAGGCACTGGCAGACAGTATGCCACCAGAAGCTATGGCGCAACTAGACGCAGAACGCGGTAAATTGGAAGAATTCCAGTCAATTGCAGAAAACTTCACTAAGATTGCAGAACATTATTCAAAATTTATTAAAGATGTGGTAATAACAAAACTTAACAAACTTCAACAGGAAATTGTAAACCTAATGAAGTCCGGTATTGACTTGGAACTCCCTGAACTTTCAGAAATGACAGAACAACTGTCTGCTCTATCAGAAGCAATCACAGGACGAACAAACGATACACTGATAAAATATATTAAAGAAAAACATATATGAAATTTTAAATAATTGGACATCTGCGAAATTAGGAATTGAAATAAATGA